GTGATCCGACTGGCAGCCATTCCAGATCTGCCATACATAGTATCTCTGTCCAAGACTGAGACGCTATCACTTGGGTTTATACCTAAGATGGCATACGAGGCTGCCATTACAGGCCACAAAGGTGGCAAGCGCTGGTCTACTACCTGCAATGACAGGCTGTTTGTATGCGAGGAGAACGGTGATCTGGTTGGGTTTGTGATGTTTAGCTACGGCAAGATCAGCAAGTGCAACCAGATAGCTATACAGGCTGATGCAAGGCTGATTGAGCGTGGCAAGGCATTGCTATCAGCTGCTATCTCGCATGGGAATCTGGTAGGTAGGCAGGACTTTGCCTGTGGATGTGCTGATGATCTGCCAAGCAATCTATTCTGGCGGCAAATGGGCTGGGTAAAGGTAGGTGAGCGTGGTGGGATCAGCCACAAGAACACATGGCTGGAAACTAGTAAGCGCAAGATTAACGTGTACAGATACCAGACCAATTCATTATTTACGAATGACTTTGGCCTGATTCTGCCTAAAGATGATGTAGTAATTGCTTTGTGAGGTATGTATGAATGGAAGAGGTAAACGCAACAAGGGAGCAGCTGGTGAACGAGAGCTGGCAGGTATCTTAAAAGATCAACTAGGTTTCGAGGTTAAGCGCAATCTAGGACAGGCGAGGGATGGAGCTGACGATATAACTATTCAAAAGTTCCGTATTGAAGTTAAACGACAAGAAAGATTACAGGTGGATAAATGGTCGGAACAGGTGGAGTCGTGCAGCAAGGCGGGGGAAGTACCAGTGTTGATGTATCGGAGGAACGGTCAGCCATGGAGGGTATGCTTGAGACTGGACGATTTTATCCCTCTAATGAGAGATGCACTGGAGTAACTTGGAAGTATCAGGTTGACCAGTTGATGGGTATCAATCCACCGATCACGAGGGCTGCTGGCAAGCAGATCATCAATGTTGGTATAGGTGGTGATGCGCCAACTAAGGTAGGTAAGCCTAGGACATCCAACTTTGATCTGATTATTGCTGATGTATTGCGTGAGGCTGGCAGTTTGACCACACCAGAGCTGCATGAAGAGATCTTGTTGCTGGGTGAGCCAATAACTATGGAGTCACTGTTTAGGCTGTGTAAAAAGATGGAAAACAAAGGACAGCTGGTATCTAGCAAGCAAGCTAGGGTAAATGGTAATGGAAGAGGTGTGAATGTATGGCAGCTGGCAAAAAAATAGAAGTATTCATTGAAGACAGGCTGTGTAGCAGCTGTAGACAAAGAAAGAAACCAGAAGGCGGTGAGTTTGTCGTGTTCAACAGGGGATTAAATCGGAGGTGGAACTGTGCGGAGTGCCAAAGACGGAGAGCAGAAAGACTGGAAAAGATTAAGTAATCACTGCGCCATGTGCGGTGAATATCACTTGGCAGGTAAAGAGGTCACAGTCAATGGTAAACAGGTTTGCACTTACTCGGAAGAGTGGAGGGCAGAGTGTGAGCTACGGTATGCAATGAGGCTGCCAGACAAGGCTAGAAAGCCAAAGATAACCAAGTTGATGTACTTAGACATGGTTGAGAAGGAGCGTGGCTATCCAACAAGGAAGGCTATGCGTGATGAGATGGTTAAACGATATAAGGAGGGAAGAAAATGACTGATAGACAAGTAATCTGGTTGATGTACAGGGACTACATGGCAAACGGAAACCTGTCCAATGATACGCTAGAGCGTGTGATACACCACCTTAATTCACCACCAGCTACAGCTGATGAGTGGAAACAAGAGTGTATTGCAATGCTGGATCACATCCACGAGCTGAAGAAAAAGATCAACGAACTGTCGGCTAAATGACGCAGTTCAAGATACCACCAGCTCCGACTTTAAAGAAGAGGAAGACTCCACCAAGGAAGACGCAGTACGCAATCATGCCGTTACGAGCATTGACTGACAAACGGATAACTGACAGGAATCGTACTGTGCTTGCCATGATGTCATCATTTGCAAACAGGGCTGGAATCACTTGGGTAACTCACAAAAGGATCGGTGAGGAGTTTGGAATCACTCGTCAATCCATCCAGCGGATGATGGCAAAACTTAAAGACTGTGGGTACATCGAGAAGGTATCAGGTTACAAAGTTGGCATCAAAGGTATCACTTACAGGATTATCTACGATCCCAAGATTAGCGCGCAGGATGCAGTTTCAATAGCAGGTAACGGTATCGATTTAGAGGTAGAGCAGTACAACCAAGAGGATCCAATCATGACATTCAGATCACATCAACCACAGCCGTTTGCGGCATTTATAAAGGATATACCAGTGGCTAAACCTAAGAGTAAACAGAAAGAGCAGCACTTAGAGGCTGCACAAGTGCAGAAGACGTATAAGCCTGAAGACTATAGTCGAGAGTTCTCTCGTGCAGCACAAGCCATCTGCGGCATCGAGCGCATAGCAAATGAGTATGATTACAAAATAGCTGCCGAATTAGCAACACATCAGGTAGATATGGATCAGTTCAAGCAAATGCTGGTGGAATCAATGACATGGCACAAGCAAACAAGCAAGCAGCCACCGTTAGGACTAGGTTATTACAGGGAAGTAGCACTGGCACTGCGTCATATCGTATAGGTGGGTGTGTCTGTACAAAAACGAACTGTTCGATTCGAGTTTGTACAGGCATAAAACGTTATCATTATGGTACGTTACGATATCAATTAATTAACTCTGTGTTATCAAAGTGGCATTATCCCCCCCCACCCCACCACCTATCGATGGGGGGATCCACACAATTTTTCCTAGGAATTCCTTACGCTTTTTTTTTACCAGAGTGGAGATGCGGCAACGGAACCACACCCGAAGAAAAAGGGATGATCTCTAAAAAGAGAGTGAGTTCTTGTTTATCTAAGCTACTTAGTCTGCCAAACTAAGATGATCAAACTGGCTCCGATCTGGTAGCTGATCCTCATCCGAGGGGCATAACAGAAGAAAGACCTGACCATTCGCTACGTTTATTCCCTTGGTCACTCACTACCGATGGGAGAGCTGGGTTATGGCTCCATGACCGTAATGTACACCAACTATAAATGATTGCAATATGCCTTTTACATAATACATTTACAGACTATTGAAAGTGTATTATCGATAGTTAAAACACATATGATTGTTTGAATCATTTGCGATACTGATGGCTGTTTAAGGAGGGAGTAAAAATGGAATATGACAACACCAATCGTGGCACACTTTTCAAAGCGAAAGAAAAGAAAAGTGAGAAGAGTCCTGATTACACTGGCACTATTAACATTAATGGTACTGAGATGCGCTTATCTGGCTGGCTCAAAGAGTCAAAAGCAGGGATGAAGTATTTCAGTCTGGCTGTTTCCGAAAAAGATGGTCAGTACGAAAGTAAGAGCAATGCTCGTCCTAGATCTGAAGGTAGATCTGACGGCAATGCCAGCCATGTAGATGACGATATTCCATTTTGATGACTACCAAGAAAAGAGTGCGTACTCCAGATCCTGAAGCTGGGATGCCTCATGGCGCAATGATGGAGCATGAGACGTATACCTGCTATATCTTGCGAGGTATAACTTTTATCCCGCACTATCGAGAGCGAGTCTACGTTAGTCCAGCCTATGGGGTGTCTAACTTTGATACCTACTTGGCTATCGAGTTAAAAGCCTTGGGAGCCAAGCCTGTAGAGCTGGCGCTTTGGAAGAGGTCGCAGTTTGGCAACTAAGAAAGAAAAAGAAAAGTTTCCAAACCAGATACCGCCATTGAAAAACTATGGTGGTGTACGTCTCATCCAAAAAAGACTGGAGAGATCCGGCACTCTGGAGGCTAACAGGGAGGCGGTAGCTTATGCACTACTATCAATGGCTAATACCAAGCTATCAGATATTATGGAATGGGACTCTAATGGCAATGTTACCGTCAAAGCAAGTAGAGATATCCCCGAACACGCTCTCCATGCGATCAAAAAGCTTACCTCAAGAACAGACCGTGACGGTAACTCATACATCGAGATTGAGCTGCACGATAAAGTACAAGTACTCAGGCTGTTAGCTAAAGCTTCTGGACTGCTAGACGGTGGTGATAATGGAGATAAACCTAGCGTTATTGGTATTAATATTAAGGCTCCAACAGTGATTGATGTAAACGATGAAGACTAAGGAAACTAGTGGTAAGTCAGTACCAGATATTGGTATCAATCTAGACTTTTCGGACTCGCCAAAGGTGTGGGAGTTCATGCAGTCGGATAACTTTGTCCAAGGCTTAATGGGGCCAGTGGGTAGTGGTAAATCCTATGCCTGTGCAGCTAAGATCTTTATCAAGGCTATCCAGCAAAAGCCCAGCCCTATAGACAATATCCGCTATTCACGATGGGCGATAGTACGAAACTCGTACCCAATGCTAAAGACTACTACGATTAAAACGTGGTTAGATCTTTTCCCTGAGAATACATTTGG